CAGGAACTACTCAAAACATTGCAACAACACTTAAAGAATTGGCTGATAATGCTAAAAAGGTTTATAATGATTTGGCTGGACAAGTTACCAATATGATTGGTGATTTAGATACTCTTGCATCAAGAACAGTTGACTCTATGGGAACCACACGAGAAAGTGTCCGAGCTTTAACTGTTAATTTTACCAACGCACTACCGGCTGTTGCCGCTATGGGTGGTAAACTAGAAGATATTGCTAAACTACAACAAGGTGTTGGTGCTGAACTTGGTCGTAATAATGTTTTAACATCTGACGTTGTTACTAAACTATATGCCGCACAAGAAGCGATTGGATTAAGTGAAATAGAATTGGCTAAAGCGGTTGGAGAATTTCAAGATGCTGGTATTTCATCAGGTGTTGTTGCTAAAAATATGGAAGCGGCAGCAAACTTCTCAAGACAAATGGGAGTTAACACTGAAGTTGCTTTCAAATTAATGACTGACAATTTAAATAAATTAAATGAATATGGTTTTGAAAGTGGTATAGATGGATTAGCTAGAATGGCAACAACAGCAGCCTCTATGAGGGTTACAATGACCGGAGTGTTTAGTTTAGCTGAAAGAGCGTTTAATCCTGAAGGTGCTATTGAAATGGTATCGGCATTTCAAAGATTAGGTGTTGCCGCGGGTGATTTGGCAGACCCATTTAGATTGTTGTATTTGGCTCAAAATGATACTGAAGAACTTCAAAATCAAGTTATTCAGATGACTGAAAAGTTCACTTATTTTGATGAAAAATCAAAAACATTTAAGGTTTTTCCAAACGCAAAACAAGATTTGAGAGACTTGGCTCAAGCAACAAATATGGGTTATGAAGATTTAGTAAAATATTCTATTGGTGCTCAAAAGTTAAAAGAAATTGGTAAAGATATTAGGATTGGTGGTATTGATGAGGAGACTAAAACATTTATTGCCAACATGGCAGAATTTGATGAAAAGGCTGGTGGGTTTGCGGTTACTTTAGATACCGGTGAAACAAAATTAGTTTCACAATTAAGTGCTGAGGATGTTGATAAGATAAAACCAAAACCTGAGACATTAGAAGATGTCGCTAAAGCACAATTAAATTTTACTGAAAGTATTGATGCTAATATTGCAGCGATTAAGGCAAAAATTGTTGGTGGTATTGCAAGTGCAGGACCTGTAATTGACTTAACAGAGACCGCTCGTGGTATTGCTAGAAGTGCGTTGGAAACAGGTAGAAATATGGTACCGTCAATTGAGAGTACTCGTGCGGGAACCGAAAGAGCTATTTACGCAATTCCAGACGCTCTTGAAAAATTCATGAAAGGTGAATTTGATTTATCCACCCTAACCACGGGCCTATCTACAGCGGCTGCGGACTTTGGAAATACAATTGAACAATCTTTGACAAATCTTGATTTTTCAAGGATGTTAAATATTGCAGGACAAGAAATATCACCCGGCAATGAACTTGTAAATTCAATTAACAGATTAAATGAAACCTTAAGTAATGGTGAGTTTATACCAAACAGAACCACAGTCACACCTACAGGTTCTCAACCAGCAGTATTTGAACCCAGGCCAATATCACAAACAACTAACGTGACATTTGACCAACTAAGTTTAAATATTAACGGTACTATAAGACTTGAAGGAAACGGCCAAAATTCTGATTTACTTGCCGCAGAGATTTTAAATAGAAACGGCTTATACAGAGGACAATTAGAGAGAATAATTCAAGAACAAATTAACAATATGAATCAACCAATGTATAATGCACTTCCAAGTGGAGGATAATAAAAAAAATATTAAAGTTTACTATTTATAGTTTATAGTAAACAAAGTTAAATATGCCAAGTCCATTATCATTTGACGCAACCAAGGTTTTCAGAGACGCATTACTTCTCAGAAATTTAAAACCGTATTCAAAACCTGGCTCATTTACACCAACTTCAGCTCCTGGAACCGGAGAAATAATACAAAATGAATATAGTGTTATTGACTCTCCTGATGTATTAATTGATGCGGACCCATTTGTTGATGATGCAATTACTAAAAACATTTACAAACCAAACTTTGTTGATAAAAATCCAAACTACGGAAAGGCAATAATTTTACCACCTAAGGGTGGTGAATATGGTAATGTACAACCATATGCTGATGCAATTTTAAGATTCTCACAAACCTTCCAACAAAAAATCTATACTGAAAATTTGTATGGACCCACAAGTGGTTTGGATGATTCGGCTGACAATATATCAACTGATGATAGAATAAGAAACCAAGGACCTACATCTCAAAATTATTGGGACCCAATTAGTTTTGTTCCGTCATCTTATTCACCATATGAAATAATACTTCAGGACAATCCACAAGGTTCTGACGGTACATTGAGCCAAGATTCGTATATGCAGCAGATTTCTGCAGTATATCTAAAAGAAAATTTACAAAATAAAGTTGACCAATCAATTCAAAAACAAACTATAGGTCGTCTTAATTTCTTAAATACTGACCCTGTAAACATTTCACAAATGTTATCAGGTAAAAGACCTTTAGTATTTCGTGATTATAAAATTACTGTTGGTGGTGGATTATTAGGTACAGGAATTGATTTATTACAGAGAATTGGTGGTATAACATTTCCGTTCTCACCAATTCCGGGTGACTATTTCCAACAACCAGAAAACAAAGAAAATAACATCGCAACATCAATTGTTAATACTGTTGCAGGTGGTTTAGGAAGATTATTTGGGTTAAAACTCAATAAACAACAAACACCATCACAATTATTTTTAGAATATACTGGTGAAGGACAAAAGGCTGAATTAGATACCAATATTAGTCTTAACAAATATAGACCTAATTACAGGTTGGCAAATTCTGCAAACTTTTTAAATCAAATTGGTAACGCAATAACAAATCCATTAGGTCTTTTTAGTAATTCAGGTAGTTTTTATGTTGGAAGTCCTGAAAGTAATCCAACATACGCAACATCACCTCCTGGCGCATTACCTAAAAATGAGTTGGGTGTTGAGGTCAACGCACCTGTATATCCTGACGCTTTAGGTAAACAATATGAAGGTGAAGAATCTGAAAACTATCAATTCGGTTTAAAAGGTAAATCTTACGAAGATGGTGGAGGAGTTCAAGGTGGATTTAGTTGGTTATCACCAAAATGGGAAAAAGATGCTGGTAAAAATGTTGGACCTGGGGGAAAAACATATGGAACAGACCCAAGTTACGACTCAAGTATCAGTAATGGATTAACATCAACTAAATCAACAAACTATACATTTACTCCCGGTTCTATATTAGATGAGACTCAGAAATTAATTGATTCTGTTCCGGGTGGTGGTCCTGAAAGATTTAGTCATGTCGGTAACGCCATTGACCAAACGTCAAAAATATTCAGTGATGGGTATAAAGAGATGACAAAAGGTTCTCAAGTTATTTCATATATTGGAGCTGCGGGACAAGAGGTGGGTCAAGAATATTGTCGTATTTTTACAAAAGATACGCCTTTTTATCAGTATAGTGATTTACAGAGACGTAAGTGGAACAATGAGACTGGTAATATTAGAAAATCAAGTTACTCTGTTATTAACGGAGCGTACGATTTAAATATTGTACCGTACAGAGATACTGACCAAAATATTATTCATGACACTGGAGGACAACCAAACGGATATGTAAAAAAATATTTATTCTCAATTGAGAATTTGGCTTGGAGGACATCAAGCAGACCTGGTTATACATACCAAGACTTACCTGTTTGTGAAAGAGGTCCAAATGGTGGTAGAATTATGTGGTTCCCACCGTATGATTTACAATTTGAGGAACAAACAAAGCCCGAGTTTAAAGCAAATAATTTCTTAGGTAGACCAGAGCCCGTTTATACTTATCAAAATACTAATAGGACGGGTACATTAAGATGGAAAATAGTTGTTGACCATCCATCGGTATTAAATTTAATAGTTAATAAAGTATTGGCAAATCAAAATAATAGAGAAATTGTTGACTCTGTAATTAATTCGTTTTTTGCGGGATGTAGACAATACGATTTATATGATTTGGCAATTAAATATAATACAATACCGACTAATGAATTATTTTATATTCAACAGAAGTTAAATTATCCTGATATCCCCGATGAGGAAATTAAGAAATTTACTGACCCCCAAAAAAACGAACCAAATAAATTTGAACAACCTGGTGGAAATACACCTGAAGTTAAAAAATTTGTTAACTTAGGGTTCTATTTTGAAAACGATTGTCCAGGAGGTTCGCCAGGATGGGATAGTAGTACAGGTAGTTTTTGTCCGACAGGGTCAAGAGGTGTTAAAAGTTATGAAACACTTTATAACAATTATACATCGGCATCTACAAAACAAACTTATCAGCAAAAATGTATTCAAACTAATGATGCTAAAACATCTGTGGCGAATTTCTTTACAGACATCATTGAAGACAATTTTAATGCAGCACAAAAGTTACTATCTAAGATACAATCAATGTTAGATAATGATGATGCTGAAAGTATTACCATTAACTTGATTGGTAGTGCATCTGCACCAAACACAAAATCATACAATGATAAATTATCTAAAAGAAGAATTGAATCTGTTAGAACATACATTGAACAATGGCAAGGTGGTATTTTGGGTAAATACTTAACTAGTTCCCCTGTAAGATTAATTGTCAGAGAGGATGCTAGAGGAGAAACAACACAAAGAACCCCGACCCAATTCGCAAATACTGACAATCCAAAAGTATATCAACCAGCTGGTTCAACAGGATTTGGTTGTGAAGGTATTGATTTTGGCGCACCACAAGCTGAAAGTTGGTATGCGGCAAGACCAATGGCTTGTAGGGTTGTAACGATAACAAATGTTGAGGTTGTCCCTAAAAAAACCGACCCACCAATAATTGAAACTAATCCGGGTAAAAAACAATATGATGACGGTCAACAACCACAACCAAATAAACCAAAACCATACTACACTACTACTGTTGGTATTAGAGAGAATATTTCTAAAAAAATTATTAGAAACTTATTGAGTGAGTGTGATTATTTCCAAGTCATCAAAGAAAATGACCCAATAGTGTTTGATTCAATCAAAGATAGGATTAAGTATTTCCAACCAGTGTTCCATTCAACAACCCCCGAAGGGTTAAATTCAAGACTAACATTCTTACAACAATGTATGAGACCTGGTGACACAATACCAACTGTTGGACCTGATGGTAAAATGATATATAACGATGCTATTAATACAGCATTTGGTTCACCACCAATTTTAGTTTTGAGGATTGGGGATTTTTATAACACCAAAATTGTACCAACAAATATATCGTTTAAGTATGACCATTTTGATATTAACCCAGAAGGAATTGGATTCCAACCTATGATTTGTGAGGTTAATTTGTCATTTAATTTTATTGGTGGTAGTGGTATTGCAAAACCAATTGAGGAACTACAAAATGCCATATCGTTTAATTTCTACGCTAACACGGAATTATACGATGAAAGAGCAACTGCAACCGAAGACACAAGCGCGTTGGACAAACAAGTTGTCCAAGCGATATTGGATGCACAACCAACATTAACCGTAAATGCATTGTTGTTCCAACAACAAAACGGAAATGGTTCAACAATAGGTAAAATATTAACAGCCGAAGATTTACCAAACAACAGTCAAAGCGGAACAACATCTTATACTGATATTATGGATACTTTGAAAGCTCAAGCTCAAGAGTATTTCACTCAAACACAAAACTTTAATACTGGAATTGTCAACGCATACAACTATGGAATGTTCCAAGCTACGTTGTCAGAGTTTAATTATACTGATGGAAGTTGGGGTCAGATTAACGGTACATCAATACCTGTTAATTTATGGGGTAAACCAAAAGTCGCTCAAACCAATGTTAATAATGTTTTTAGTCAATTTATAAAGGATATTGAGACTGGTGATTTGGGATTATTTTCAGCACTTGGAGGATTGAATAATCCAAAACCAACTGACGTTAAATTAACTAAATCACAGGTTAGGGTTATTCAGAATAACTATAAAAAAATTGCGCAAGGTATACAATCTAACTTTAATTCATCGTTTACAACATCAATACAAACTATTGTTGAGGCAGAACAAAATTTAATTTTTACTATTGATAAAATTAATTTTGTAATAACAGAAACGTCAGGTGTTAACACAGGTAGCGATGCGTATATGAACCCTAAAAACGAACCTGTTATATTCAATATTACAGGTGATACCATTATTGATGGTGTTAGTGTTGCTCAAAAAATGATTGAAGACTTTACTAAAGTTGGTACTGATGTTAATACATTTACTAATAACTTAAAAACAAGTGGATTTTGGCAAACAACATATACCAAAGTTGGTGAATTTAAACCAGCACCAAATTCTACATGGCCAGGAGCTGGTAATCTTTTAGATTATAATAGGGAATATATGGTGATGGCTCAGACAATCTTAAATGAAAAGACCTATAATGAATTTTTGGACAATATGGTTAAAAACATAGAACCTAAAGACCAAACTGAAAAAGTTAGAAATAGACTTAAAGAGTTGTTTGATTCTAGAAGAGATGAATATAGAAAACAACAAACAAGTGCGGAGTCTATGTTTAAAGAGTTTTCGGACAATAATCAACAATATTTAAATCAATACTCACCATATGCTAATGGTATTGAAAGAACGTTTAAATTTACAAGAAATAGCGCCCCAACCGATATTCAAAAAACAAATGCTATTAGTCTATTCTCAACCGTAAACATTGGTTCTGATAATAAAATTTATAATTTGAAAAAGAAGTTAGATTAATATGGATTTATATTACAACAGATATCAGAATTTTGTAATTAACGGTCAACAAACTGTTGTTCCGTTTGTTCCATTGCCTTCAAAAACAACCGATAAGCGTTACATTTATAAAGAAGGGAGGTCTAGGTTAGATAAGGTTTCACAAGACTATTATACAACACCATATTTTGGTTGGTTAATTTTACAAGCCAATCCTGAGTTTGGTGGAATGGAATCAAATATATATGATGGTGCACTATTGACAATACCATTTCCATTAATAGCTTCTTTACAAGATTATAAAACCGCATTAGACAACTACTTCTTCTATTATGGCAGATAACAGTTTTTTAACATCAAATGAGAGTATTTTAGTTGAGTTTGATTACCAAAACATTACGGTAATTGACCCCAATAAAATTATCATTAATGGACGTACCAAAGAAAGATTAGTTAATCACGAAAATTTGGTTATGTATGCTAATTTGGAGGCTAAAATGCTCCCAAGAACAAAGTTGTTGGTTGGTGAGGCTTTGAACTCTGGAATTCAGAATGTACAAATTGCTAGTATTAATTTCTTAAGACCAGGTGGTGCTGAAAGACCCTATTTAACAAATGATTGGACTGATGAGATAACTGGGTTGGGAACGACAAAAGGTAAAGGTACTAATCAAAGAAGTAAATCTGCGTCTGTTAATGAAAGAACAAAAGATTATTATATAAAACAAAATACTCTAAATAACTTTGATACAGGACTTTTAGGAATTGATTCTATAGTTGTCAACACAAATAGGTCAAATACTCCGTCAGTTGATATTAAATTGATTGATATTCAAGGGAGAGCTTTATTTGAAAAAGGTGACCAATCTCCATACGCAGCGTTTTTTAATTTACCATACCCGACATTCTATTTGACTTTAAAAGGTTATTATGGCAAGGCTATTAGATACCAATTAATATTAACAAAATTTACGGCAAGATTTGATGGCTCAACGGGAAATTATGAAGTTGACTTAAAGTTCTATTCTTACAAGTATACGATATTAGCCGAAACGAGTATTGGGTCATTATTTGCTTTACCACACATGTACACTAGTAAAATTCAATTTACTAGAACACAACCACAAAATCAAACCACTACCGCAGCTCAAATATCAACAGGGCAGGAAAATGTATCAATAAAAAATGTAACATTAGAAAAGGGGTATCAAAAAATTGTTGAAGTCTATTCAGCATATAAAGCCAAAGGATTAATTAAAAAAGATTTCCCTGAAATAACACTAAACCAACTATTAATTAGGTTAGAAGCTTTAGAAAAAAACTTAATTCAATCATTTGGACAACAAGACTTTACGCCACTTACAAATGTTGATACATATCAAACATTATTGATTGAATATCAACAAGATATATATTCAACTGAGTCAACATCTTGGTTTAAAAAATATATGGATGAGAAAAACTTTTTCATTCTAAAACAAGATAGGGGAGGATTAACAGTTTATAATTTCAAAAAAGACGTTGACCAAACTAAAGCATTGGGGGAACTTGAGGGTATTATTACAAAATATAATGCAGATTTAGGTAAGATACCAAATATTGGTTCAAACCCAGGTACTGTAACAATTGGTGGTAAAACAATAGATTCAAAAGTTGAAAACACCATTGATATTACCGATTTGAGAATTGCTGTGTCACCAAACGACATTGACACTGAAGAGACATATAAAAAGCGTGAAAATCAAAGTGAGGCTAGCGGTACAAAATATGAAGAGTTCCTAAATACTGTTAACAATATTACATCAATAAGTTTTACAAATGAAAATGGTGAAATTGTTACACGAAGTAATTTCTTTGTATTTGATGGAACGTCAAAAATAACACCAACCTTTACACAACTCGTTAATAAAATGTTTGGTGATTTAACAAACCGAAGACAAGAAATTGAGTTATTGTTAACACAAGCTCTTCAGAAAAAACTTGAGGGACCAAATGGGTTAGGGTTTAAACCAACGATTAGAAATATTTTCGCAGTAATATTAGCTTCAGTAGAAGGTTTCTATAGATTAATGGATGATGTACACAAAGCAGCATACGATAAAAGAAACCACCCAACAAGATTAAGTGCTATTATACCACCAGATAAAACTTCAATATCTACTGATTCTAAAGATTATATTCAAAAATTAGGACAGAATGGAACCGATATTGGGGTTTACCCTTGGCCACAATATTTTGTTGAAACAAATGCCGATGGTGAAGAAAGATTTGAATTAAGATATCCTGGTGACCCAAAAGAAATCGGAAGAACTAGAGCGTACGAATATGATGTTTGGCCTGAGGTAGAATTTGTTGAAGAGTATATGAAGGCTTTGACAGAAAGGGTTAAACAAAATGATGGACCTAATGGTGATACTGATGAATCCATTAAAATAAAAAGGATTTCTGTAAATAGTGTTGAATACCCAATTAACAATATTCCGTACACCGATAAAGAAGAGGTTAAATTTTTCTATGAAATATATGAAAGAATACTTTTGTCGGCAACAATGGAAAGACTTATAAAACAAAATGCGACCGATTTAAGTGTATATAAAACAGTTTCAGATTTAGAAGTAATAAACCTACAAAGAGCTTTAGGTGAAAGTAATCCATTCTTAATTAAGAAATTAAAAGAGTATAGTTATGTGAATTATGTTCAATTCATGGAGTGGATATCTAACCAAGGTCTTGGTCCTAGTTGGCAAAATTATATTAGGGGTATATACAACTCAGAATATTTAAGAGGTTATGTTCAAAAAGACTTTAGTATTTTAAGACCTGAAAGTTATAGTATACTTGGTCCAACAACCGATGAAAGTTCACAATCATTAGAAAATATTGAGAATTATATAAAATCAACAAAATCAACAGAGATTGATTTGGGTGATGTTGTTCCCTTTACATCTGAGAGTTGGTCTACCGATAATTTATCTAACGGATTGTTTGATAGTGAATTTACTGTTAGGTATAACACAATAAATTCATTGGAGTTTAATAATGATAAAAAAGTTATTGCCAATTACACACCAAAATATACTCAAACAACCAATAGACCATATACTGATTTTGATTTCTTAACAATAGTAGAACCGCAACCTGTAAATTTGACATCGTTTTATGCTATAAGAGACGTTGATACCAATCTATTACCAACCGAAGGATTACTAACATACGGCAATTACGGTGGTAATGTTGGAAGAGACCAAACAGTCTCAATGATGAATACACCATATTTTGTAAACGCAATCCAACATGGGGTTTCACAATCAAAGATTGATGGTGTTTTATCTCCATACAAAGAAGCTGCATATTTGTTTTTGAATAGTTTACCTTTAGCAACATTAAAAGAAAAATATAAAACAGATAATGCAGGTAATGTTGATGATTTAGATTATATATTTGCAACACTTAATAAAGTAGGAGCCATTCACAAGTTACCATATGCGTGGATATTAAAATATGGTTCGTTGTGGCATAGATATAAAACATATGTTGAAACTGGCGTTGATGTTTTAGATATTGTTTGGTCGGGTACATCATATGTTAACAACTACGACCCAGACACTAACAATGCTGAGAAGAAATATAGTTTAACCATAAACGGAACCCCAACAACAATTGTATTACAACAAGATGTTAATAGTGGAGGTGCAACAAGAAGTACTTATAATGTTGGTTTTTATCCGAAATTATTAAACGACTTCTTTTATTTTATAAACGGACAAGAATTATTCTCCGCCTATACAGATAGTACAATTCAGAAAGAATTGGATGGAGATTTAAATCTTGAAAGAATAGATGGTAGTTCATTTACATATCAAAAAGGTTTTGACACAAATAATTTAAATAGAACTCTAAGTTTTGATACGTGGTATGTAACATATAATGTTAGAAACTCAACAAGATTTATTGAGAATCAAAGAAATAAAACAATTGTATTCCCATCTTTTGGTACAACAATAAATCAAGTTGACAGTGAATGTTTTACATCCGGAATTATAACAACTGAAATCACAAATAACCAAGCGGTATATGATGGCTCTGTTAGAAGTTTTTGGTCTGCACCCGTCTATGGATATTACGATACAAGTTCAGTTGTTAGACCACCTGTTGATTCTTATTTAAAAACTATTGATAACACAAAGAATATCCAATCACCGTTTAATATTTTTGATGACATTGCAAAATATGCAAAATTTGACGATGTGTTTGGAACATTTAAAAAACAAATATTGGATGAATTTGAAACTGAATTTTTAAATTTCTCAAAGTCGTATAAAGATATTGACGTTACTGACAGTAAAGATGTTAGAACCACAAGTTTCCAATATTTAATGTCGGATATATTATTGGTTAAACCTGTTAGAAACGCATTAAATGCTGATGATTATGTTGCTAAAATGGCCAACAATCAAATGGCTAATATTGGAAACGTAGTTAATACGTTCCTAAATTATGATGTTGTGTTCAAATTTGGTAATCCATCAAATTACAATAGACAAGTATTTGGAACATTTGAGTCTAATCAGATACAAGACCCAATTCAATATGGACCGTATGTTGTAAACACACTCCCAAGTAATGGAGGTTCAACAACATTGGCGGCATCAAAACTTGCAAATCCTGAAGCTTGGAAAGCAATGGAATTGTATGTAGGATTTTCAACAATACCTGAATTGGCGTATTCGGACAATGGTTCTTATTATACAGATTTCTTTATTGACAATAATGTAGAATTTAACCAAGCGAGTGTTCAAAATTTTTATCAATTAATAAAAATTTATGCAACACAAAAATTAAATAATGGGGGAACCTATACAAATGAATTGTTTGTTACGGATTTGGACAACTATACTAATGTTCAGAATCAATATATTTCAAATGTTTTATCACAAACATTGTTTAAGATAAAGCAAGAGTTACCCAATGTTGAGATTAGTAAAGACAAACCTTTATTAACGAGTGTTGATGGTGTACAACCAAAAATACAATTGTGGGAAATGTTCAAAGCATTTAATGACAAGTGGATTGCAGGAAACGATTATAAAGATAAAACCTTGTTTGAAGATTTCTTATTTTTAGACAGAGCTAATAGAGACATTGGGGACAAAGTTTTTGTTGATATATTCAAATTAAAAGAATTCATGAATAATGATAGTGTGTTAAGCGCTCGTGTTATTGATTTTGTTAGTAAAATTATTGTTGATAACAAGTTTTATATGATGCCAATGCCAGCATACGTTAATTTTTGGGGTATAAATGATATAGAACCAAATCAAGAACCTGTTGCCGAGGGAAGTTTAGAATTGGCCAATGATTTGTTTGGTACACATTTAAGTGTTGATTATAGAAAATCGTCACCAAAGTTTGTTTGTTATTACGCAGGTAAACCATCGGAACATTTAGACTTAAGAGAAAATACTGATTATAGATTTAGGTCAGACGCTTTTGATTTATCACGTTTGGCGGATAATCCATTTATTGAAAAATTAATTGATAAAAGAAATTGGTCACAAACTAATAAAGTTGTTGGATTTAATGTTGATGCTGGTGTTAGAAATCAAGGAATGTTCTATTCTATTAGTTTAGACCAAAATAGTTTTGCATCAACTACCGAAGCTAACCAAGTTGTATATAGCGCTGGTAGTGCTGCGGGAGGTAGAAAATCAAATGTTCAAAGTGTTAGTCTCTATAATTTATATATGAATAGAAGTTACGAGTGTAGTGTTGAATCGTTGGGTAATGCAATGATTCAACCCACAATGTACTTTAATCTAAGACACGTCCCGATGTTTAACGGACCATATATGATTCAAGATGTCACACACTCAATAAGTTCTGGAGAATTTAAAACTAGTTTTAAAGGTGTTAGGATGCCCGTTTATTCATTACCAAAAATTGATAATCAAATTATGACTATTAATCAAAGTATTTTGAGTGAATTGGTTGGAAATATTAAACAACGTAAAGCACAAAACCAAACAAATAACGAAACACCAAAAAATGTTATTACAGCCGGAAATACAATTAGAACAAATCAAGGATATGGAAGTCAATTCCCATCTGTATGTTTTAGTGATATTAGTGCTTCAGAGTATTCTACATATGACGGTATTGAATCTGTTGAAACCAAAATAAACTATCAAGATTTAGTGAATAAAATTAAGACAATTTCAGATAGAAGAATTAGAGGGTGTGTTCTATATACAATATTCTTAAATGGTCATACAGATACTGAATTTGTATCATTTAATTATAATTTAGGTGGTGTTCCATTGGGTGGATTGGATTATGAGACAGTTAAATATGGTGGTAGTTTATCTACATTATTTACAAACCAATATGTTTGTTTACAAGATGCGTCTAATGTTTCTAGACCTTATGCTGTTTTTAATAGCTTTGATAAAGGTATTGAATTTATATCTGCCAGATATAAAGGTAAGGTAGATGAGACAGGATTTAGTTGGAATGATAAGGCAAATTTTGCAAGTTCTATGACAGTGCTGTGGTTAAAATATTGGCCCGTTCAAAGATGGCAAAATACGGAACAACAAAGTAATTGGTTAAAAAGTAATGAAAGTACGTTTAATTTGTTAATAAATAATGCTCTTGAAGTATACGATATATTAAAAAAATATAATCTTCTGTAAGTTGATGATATTTATTAATAAACAAATATTATGAGTTTAAAAAATATTTTAGATAATTACCTTGGTAAAGATACAAAATATACTTCTAAGGATGCCGGAAATGGATACACTGAAGTTTGTGATTTAGAAACCGGTGATTGTTTTGTAGTAAGAGCCAAAGACGGTTTGATAGAAAGGGTGGATAACTCCAAAAAAGTCAATCGCAGAGTACAGGTGGAAACACCACAAGGTGTTAAACAACTTTTAAATGGTTAAAAAATGGCAGTTGATAGAAAAATATTAAAAGAGTTAGAAAAGTATCATCAAATTAATAGATATTTGATGGAACAAGATGTACCACCAGGAGGAGATGTCCCTGCGGATGCTGACCCATTAGCTAATGCAGAATCTCCCGCACCAGAGGAACCCGTTGCTGATATTCCGGCAGAACCAATTGATTTAGGTGGTGATACCGAAACTGCAGATACCGCTGATACCGAGGGTGAAAGTTCTGAAAGTGGTACAGAAGAGTTAGATATTACTGATTTAGTAGACAGTCAAAAAAATATTGAAAAGAAACAAGAAGAATATTTTGATAGTTTGTTCAAACAATTAGATGAACTACAAAATAAATTAAGTAATATGGATTCAATTGCTCAAAGACTTAATACTATTGAGGATAAGATTGAAAAATATAGACAAAGAACACCACAAGAAAAATTAGAATTAAGAAGTTTAGATAGCGGACCATTCCAACAAAAACTATCAGATTTCTTCTCTGACAAACAAAGTGAAATGCAACAATCAGGTAAAAATGAATATGTATTAACTTCAGATGAAGTTGAAAATTTCTTACCTAGTGAAATACAAGGGACTTTTAATGACTATGGTCCCGAAAATGAATAAACCACACTTGAAAACCAAATATATAGTAGAATGGTTACCGAGAAATTGGTAACCATTTTCATTTTAGGATTAATTTGACAATCAAATAATCTTACTTATATTTGAAACAAAGACAATTAAACATTTTAAAAAACAAGTATTATGAGTTCATTAGACGCCGTTTTGGCACAGTACGAAGAAAACACAAAGACAACAGACACAAGTAATTACATGAGTCAAGAAGAAAGAATGCAAAAGTATTTTGCATGTATTCTATTGCAAGGTGAATCACAAGGGCAACGTAGAGTTAGAATTCTACCAACCAAAGATGGTTCATCTCCATTTAAAGAAGTATGGTACCATGAAATCCAAGTCGCAGGTAAGTGGCAGAAATTTTATGACCCAGGAAAAAATGACAATGAGCGCTCACCCTTGAATGAGGTTTATGAAGAGCTTATGTCTACAGGTAAAGAAACCGACAAAGAATTAGCACGTCAGTATCGCTCACGCAAATTTTATATTGTAAAAGTTATTGACCGAGACAAAGAACACGAAGGTGTTAAATTTTGGAGATTTAAACATAATTTCAAGAACGATGGTATCCTTGATAAAATTATTCCAATTTGGAGACAGAAAGGTGATATTACAGACCCTGAAAAAGGTCGTGACTTGATTATTCAATTGGTTAAATCAAAGGCACCCAATGGTAAAGAATACACAAGTATTCAGACAATTATGCACGATGACCCAACATCACTACATGAAGATGCTGAAACTTCAAAACTATGGTTAACAGATGAGTTGAGTTGGGAAGATGTATACTCAAAAAAACCTGTTGAGTATTTGGAGGCGATTGCTCGTGGTGAAGTTCCACGTTGGGATGGTGAATTGGGTAAATACATTTATGGTGATGATGAAACTGCTGAATTCGGTGGTACTTCAAAAGCATCATTACCTGTTGACCCCCAAGCGTCAATGGAGGCTGACGAAGACCTTCCGTTCTAAAAACTAACTTAATGGTGCAGGCATTGTCTGCACCATTTTTATATTTAAACATTATGGCAATAAAGAAAAAAGATTTTTCTACATTTAAGAAAAAATATTCAACATCGGCCAAATACAAACCACAAAGGTTTTTTGATTTGGGTTCAGATTTTTTGGATGCGGTAGGACTACCAGGTCCTGCAATTGGGCATATTAATATGTTTTTGGGTCACTCAGATACAGGAAAAACAACTGCGTTAGTTAAGACTGCGGTTGATGCTCAAAAGAAAGAAATCCTTCCTGTCTTCATTATTACTGAACAGAAATGGAGTTTTGAACATGCAAAACTTATGGGTTTTGAATGTGAAGAAGTTGTTGATGAAGAAACAGGTGAAATTGATTGGGATGGATTCTTCATCTTCAATAATAATTTTGATTACATTGAGCAAATTACAGAATACATTAATGAATTATTGGATGCTCAAGAAAAAGGTGAATTGGAGTATAGTCTTTGTTTCCTTTGGGATTCAATTGGTTCGGTACCATCTAAAATGACTTTTGAAGGTAAAGGAGGTAAACAACACAATGCTGCAACACTATCAGACAAGATTGGTATGGGTATTAACCAAAGAATTTCAGGTTCAAGAAAAGCTGACTCTAAATTTGAAAATTCTTTAATCATCGTTAACCAACCTTGGGTAGAACTTCCTGATAATCCTTTTGGCCAACCTAAAATTAAGGCAAAAGGTGGTGAGGCAGTTTGGCTTAACTCTTCGTTGGTATTTTTGTTTGGCAACCAAAAAGGTGCTGGAACAACAAAAATTACAGCTACTAAAGATAAGAGAACTGTTAAGTTTGCAAGTCGTACTAAAATTTCTGTTATGAAAAACCACATCAATGGTTTAGGTTATGAAGATGGTAGAATTATTGTAACACCACACGGATTTTTGGCAGGTAAAGACAGTGCTGAAGAAAAGAAATCAATTGAAGAATATAAAAAGAACCACGCTGAATATTGGAAAGAAGTTATTGGTTCAGATGGGGACTTCAATTTAGTAGAAGAAAAAGAACAGTCAGGTATTCAATTTTAAACAAAGTGTTAAAGACATTATTGGTTGATGGGGACAACCTCTTCAAAATAGGTTTTCACGGTGTAAAGGACCTCTTTCACGAAGGAAAACATATTGGGGGGTTGTACCACTTTGTTAACACTTTAAGAAGGTTTATAAACGAAGATAATTACGATAAGGTTGTCGTGTTTTGGGATGGGGAGAACAACTCCCTAACAAGAAGAAAATTATACCCCAACTATAAAATGAATCGTAGAGAAACTCTCAACGAATCAAAATACGAATCCCAAATCCAACAAAGAGAAAGAATCAGACAATACTTGGAAGAAATGTTTGTAAGACAAGTATTGATTGAAGGTAATGAATCTGACGATTTAATTGCATATTATTGTCAAATATCGGACGATGAAATTAAAACAATTTTTTCATCTGACAAAGATTATTTGCAATTAATATCACCAAAAGTATCCGTATATTCGCCCATGGAAAAATATCTATATAAGATGAATGACAAGGTGAAGCTACACGAGATAAAAATCCCCCATTATAACATTAAAACTTATAAAATATTATCAGGTGACAAGTCTGATAATATTGAGGGTATCTATTATCTTGGTGAGAAAAATTTAATTAAATATTTTCCTGAGTTGCTTGAAAGTGAGGTTTCTGTTGCCGATATTCTTACAAAGGCTGAGACCCTTTTAAAAGAGGATAAAGACAATAATGTTCTTAAGAATCTTTTATCAGGAAAGACAAAGTCAGGGATTTATGGTCAAGAATTTTTTGATGTAAATGAGAAGATTATTGACCTATCAAATCCTTTGATTACGGAAGACGGTAAAGAGTTGGTGGAGGATTATTATAGTGAAAGTTTAGACCCTGATGGTAGGGGGTATAAGAACCTAATTAAGATGATGATGGAAGATGGGTTCTTTAAATTCCTACCTAAGGCTGATGATGCTTGGGTTGAGTTCATCAGACCTTTTATGAAATTGACCCGAAAAGAAAAAAAAGTATATAATAAAAACAAAAAAGTATGAAAGAAAACAAGAACAACGAAATGGATGCGGTGAAGATGGAATTTCTAATCACCCTAAATGACAACTTCATCATTCAACGGTTTTTTAACGTTAGAGATTTTAATTCTGACGCAAAATATTCCATTGAACTTTACGATTACATTAGAGATTTTGCTAATGAGTTTTCGTATGATTTGAAGATGAGGTCAGTAATTTACCTATTGGAAAATCGCGAACAAATTGAAGGTGATTCATCTGTCTTAGACACGTCATTTACGGATGGTCCGGAGTATTTTAATATCTATTTGAAGATTGGTGAACAGAGAATTCGTCATAGAATTATTGACGCAAAATTGTACCCACCTAAAATAAGATACACCGTAGATATACGCCCGCAAGTAAAAAGTTTATTAAGGGGTTTGACTGACATTTTTTCACGCGAAAAATTTAACTTTGAATACTGCGGTGTTCAAACAATTGGGTAATATTTATTAATTCCAAAGGCTCTTATTAATTATGGCGGCGAGTAAAAATTTTGAATATTTAGGACAAACATTTCAGGTACAATTATTAAATCAAATCATAGTAGATAAGAACTTTTCCAATGTAATCATTGACGTAATAGAACCCGGACATTTTGAAAACAAATACTTTAAAATCATCTTAACGATGGTTAAGGAGTATTATAAAAAGTATGAATGTTCACCATCGTTTGATACCCTTGAACAGATTGCAAAGAGCGAATACCCAAATGAGTTAATTCTTAAGATTTTAATGGATACAATCCAAAAAATCAAAGAAGCTCCGTTTGAAGGTTCCGCATTTGTTCAAGAAAAAGCATTGAAGTTTTGTAAACAACAAGAACTTCAAAAAGTAATGGTTAAAGCTCAAAAAATTATTGATGCTGGTGAGTTTGAAAATTATGATAGAGTTGAAGAACTTGTTCGTGCCGCTTTACAAGTGGGTGAAGGGGACAATGACACTGGTGAAGTTTTTTCTAATTTAGATGATGTATTAAATGACGATTATCGTCACCCAATACCAATGGGTATTGATGGAATTGACAACCTTCTTAAAGGTGGGTTGGCTAAGGGTGAGATTGGTGTTATTTTGGCTCCAACAGGTGTAGGTAAAACAACTATCTTAACTAAGATTGCTAACACAGCATTTAATTTGAATTATAATGTTTTGCAAATATTTTTTGAGGATAATCCAAAGATTATTCAGAGAAAACACTTTACGATATGGACAGGTGTTGCACCCGATGATTTATCTAATCATAAAGAGGATGTAATGTCTAAAGTGGAGGAAATTAAAAATGAGATGCCAAACAAACTCATTTTGAAAAAATTACCTTCTGATGTCCATACAATGAGTCAAATTAAAAACCAAGTTAGAAAGATGATTTCCGATGGTGTAAAGATTGATTTAATCGTGTTGGATTATATTGACTGTGTTGTACCTGAAAAAAACTTAGGTGACGAATGGAAAAGTGAGGGTTCTGTTATGAGAGCTTTTGAAGCTATGTGTCATGAATTGAACATCGCTGGATGGACAGCAACTCAAGGTAACCGTTCATCAATATCTTCTGAAGTTGTAACTACAGACCAAATGGGTGGTTCAATTAAAAAAGCTCAAGTTGGTCACGTAATTATTTCAGTGGCAAAAACACTACAACAAAAGGAGATGAAATTGGCAACAATTGCTATAACAAAATCACGATTAGGTAAAGATGGAGTGATTTTTGAAAACTGTAAATTTGACAATGAGTTGTTAGAAATTGACACCGAGTCTTCAGTAACATTCTTAGGATTCCAAGAGAACAAAGAAGAACAGAAAAGAGACCGAATCAAGGAACTCATGGAAAAGAGAAAGCAGAGAGAACAATCAAATTAAACTTTTATTAAAAAAAATTAAAGAAATATATATGGAAAATTTTGTAGATATGATTGAAAATGAATCACGATTTGTAGTTAAAAGAAGTGGTGATAAAGTTTTGTTTGAATCTGAAAAAATTAAAAACGCGATATTAAAGGCTATGGAAAGTATTGATAAAGTTGATATTGATATGGCTGATAAAATTGCAAGACTAACTAAAAAAAGCATATTTAGAGGTGATAAGAATAGAGTACCACACGTTGATGAGATTCATGACATGGTGGAAAATAAACTTATGGATAATGGATTAAATGATGTTGCCAAAGTATACATTATATACCGTTCAAAACACAGACCAAATATTTTTTCAAAACGTGTCAATTTGAAACCGTATGATTATCCGGATTTGGTGCAATACGTTGATGCTATTAGACACTCTTATTGGGTTCACACGGAATTTAATTTCACTTCAGATATCCAAGATTTTAAAGTACACTTGGATGATAAAGAAAAAAGTGCTGTCCAAAGAGCAATGTTGGCTATTTCTCAAATTGAAATTGCGGTAAAGACGTTTTGGGGTGACATTTATAAAAGAATGCCAAAACCTGAAATTGGAAATGTTGGTGCCACTTTTGCAGAATCAGAAGTTAGACACGCGGATGCGTATTCACACTTAATTCAATTATTAGGTTTAAACAGTGAGTTTGAAAATCTATTAGAGGTTCCCGCAATTCGTAGAAGAATTAAATATTTGGAAAGGTCAATATCAAATTCAAAGTCGGTTGAAAATCAAGATTATTTTGAATCAGTAATTCTTTTCTCAATGTTTGTTGAGAACGTATCATTGTTTTCACAATTCTTAGTTATTATGTCGTTTAATAAACATAAGAATGTTTTAAAAGGTATTAGTAACGCAGTTGAAGCAACCTCAAAAGAAGAAAACATTCACGCTGAGTTTGGATTTGATTTGGTAAATACAATCAAAAGAGAAAACCCAACCTGGTGGACTGAAGACTTAATTGATGATTTGGTTGATGCAACTCTCAATGCTTACGATTCGGAGTCTCAAATTGTTGAATGGATTTTTGAAAAAGGTGATTTGGATTTCTTAACAAAAGAACAAACTTTAGAATTTATTAAACATAGATTCAATCTATCCTTGAATGCTATTGGAATTAATAGTATATTTAATGTGAATCAAAAATTGTTGGAAACTACAGAATGGTTTGATGATGAAATTCTCACAACAAAACACACTGATTTCTTTAACAAGAGAAGTATTAATTACAGTAAGAAACAAAAATCAATAACACTGAACGACTTATTTTAAGAATTAAATAATTTTATGGAAAATAGAAAACCTTTTGATTGGATTAACGAAGAATCAATAACATTTTTACGTAGAGGGTATCTTAGTGAAGGTGAAGAACCTTTGGAAAGAATCAAAATAATTGCAGAGCATGCTGAAAAACTTTTAGGAATTGAAGGATTCGCTGAAAAGTTTTATGATTATATGGGTAAAGGATGGTATTCTTTATCGTCACCAGTTTGGGCTAATTTTGGAAAAAAACGAGGATTACCTGTTAGTTGTTTTGGTTCAAACATTGGAGATAATATTGAATCAATTTTGTATACACAATCCGAAGTTGGTGAAATGAGTAAAATGGGTGGAGGTACTTCAGGATATTTTGGTAATATTAGAGGTCGTGGAGCTGAAATTACTGATAACGGACACGCACCTGGCTCGGTTCATTTCATGAACTTGTTTCAAAGTGTTGTTGATAATATATCACAAGGGTCAACACGTAGAGGTCGTTTTTCACCGTATCTACCGGCTGAACATCCTGATATTATGGAATTCCTTGAAATTGGAACTGAAGGGTTCCCAATTCAAGATTTAACACATGCCGTTACTGTAACCGATGAATTTATGAATGATATGATTGCCGGTGATAAAGAAAAAAGAGCGGTTTGGGCTAAAGTAATTCAGAGAAGAGGTGAAATTGGTTATCCATATATCATGTTTGCGGATACCATGAACCGAAATACTGTTGATGTATACAAGGATAAAGATTTGAAAATTTATAATTCAAACCTTTGTTCTGAAATTGCTCTTCACAATTCAGAAGATGAGTCATTTGTTTGTGTATTATCATCTATGAATTTATTACATTATGATGAATGGAAAGATACTGACGCGGTTGAAACTATGGTATATTTCTTAGATGCGGTGGTTAGTGAGTTTATTACTAAGATTGATAATTTAAGACATAATGGTACTATTGAAGGTCAAAGAGCATTTTTTTATTTGGAAAGAGCTTATAACTTTGCCAAACGTCAAAGAGCACTTGGATTAGGTGTTTTAGGTTGGCACTCTTTGTTACAATCTAAAGGACTTCCTTTTGATAGTAGAGAGAGTGGAAAATTAAATATTGAAGTCTTTAAATTGATTAAAGATAAATCATATAGAGCTTCTGAAGAGTTGGCTAAGTTGTTTGGAGAACCAGAACAGTTAATTGGGTATGGTAGACGAAATGTTACTTTAAATGCTATTGCACCAACAACATCATCGGCATTTATATTAGGGCAAGTTTCACAATCAATTGAACCTATTTGGTCAAATGCGTATGTTAAGGATGTTGCCAAATTAAAAGTAACAATTAAAAATCCTGTTTTACAAAAATTATTAGTTGAATTGAAAAAAGACACTAAAACAACTTGGGATAGTATTAAGAAAAATGATGGGTCAGTACAGCATTTAGATTTCTTAACTGATGAACAAAAAGAAGTTTTTAGAACTTTTGCTGAAATTAATCAATCGGCAATTATTAACCAAGCAGCTATTAGACAGGATTATATTGACCAATCACAGTCATTAAATCTTATGATATCTCCTGATATGCCAACTAAAAGTGTTAATAAATTACTTATAGATGCGTGGCAATTAGGTGTTAAGACATTGTACTATCAACACTCAATGAATTCAGCACAGGCTTTTGCAAGAAAGAAATTAAAATTAAATGATTTACATTGTGTGGCGTGTGAGGGATAATTCTTAAAAACTAAAAACATAAAAGAGGACTACGGTCCTCTTTTTTTTATAAAATAGTATACTAATATATTTATGGATAATGGCTGATGGTAAAACATATGGTATAACGTTTCCGTTTAAAGATTCTTTTGATGGAAAATATTTGGATTTAACCGATTATACTCCTGAAGAGATTAGAACGGATTTAATTCATTTATTATTGACAAGAAAAGGGTCAAGATATTTTTTACCAGATTTTGGTACTAGATTATATGAGTACATATTTGAACCATTAGACGGACCAACATTATCTGATGTTGAGGCAGAAATTAGAGATTCTGTTGAAAAATACATACCAAATTTACAGATTAATGGTATTAGCGTGGTACCTGCTAGTACTGAAGAAGAAGATGGAACAGTTGTAACAGCCAATGGTGCGGTATTGAGACAAGGGGATAGAATTAGTGACCAATCAACTAAAGATTATACTGCAAAGGTTAGAATTGATTATTCAATCACTGATGACGCGTTTAGTAGTAAAGATTTTGTAATAATTAATATTTAATAGTATGGCGGAAAAAAGAATATCATACGCAGTTAGGGACTTCCAAGCAATAAGACAAGAGCTTATAAATTTTACTAAAACTTATTATCCAAATCTTATTGATAATTTTAATGACGCGTCAATTTTTTCCGTATTTTTAGATTTAAATGCCGCGGTTGCAGATAATTTACACTATCACATTGATAGAAGTATTCAAGAAACAGTTCTACAATATGCACAACAACGTTCATCAATTTATAATATTGCTAGAACATACGGTTTAAAATTACCAGGTCAAAGACCATCAGTTTCTTTAGTTGACTTTTCAATTACCGTTCCGGCAAATGGTGACAAAGAAGACGATAGGTATTTGGGTATATTAAGAAGAGGAAGTCAGGTAGTTGGTTCTGGACAAGTTTTTGAAAACGTCCAAGATATTAATTTTGCATCACCATTTAATGCGGATGGATTTCCAAACAGATTAAAAATACCAAATTTTGATTCAAATAATAATTTAATTAATTATACAATTACAAAAAGAGAGGTTGTTGTTAATGGTATTACTAAAGTCTTCAAAAGAACTATAACACCAAACGATGTTAGACCTTTCTTTGAATTGTTTCTTCCTGAAAAAAATGTTTTAGGTGTAACATCAATAATTCAAAGAGACGGAACCAATTACGCCAATATACCCACAGCACAAGAATTTTTAAGTGCTGCTGGTAGATGGTATGAAGTATCTGCACTTGCGGAAGATAGGGTATTTGTTGAAGACCCAACAAAAGTATCTGACCAACCAGGAATTAAAGTTGGTAGATACATTCAAGTTCCGGATAGATTTATAACAGAATACACACCTGAAGGGTTTATGAAAATAACTTTTGGTGGTGGAACAAATACCGCAGAAGACCAATTAAGAGAGTTTGCACGTTTAGGTGTACCATTAAATTTAAGTCAATATCAAAATAATATTTCACTTGGTAATGCACTCCAAGCAAATACAACCATATTCATTCAATATAGAGTGGGTGGTGGATTAGGTACTAATTTGGGTGTAAATGTCATTAATCAGGTTGGAACTGTTAACTTTATTGTGAATGGTCCATCATCGGTTATTAATCAAAACGTAATTAATTCATTAAGATGTAATAACGTATCTGCGGCTATTGGTGGTGCTGGATATCCATCGGTTGAAGAAGTGAGAAATTATGTAACATTTAACTTTACGGCACAAAACAGAGCGGTTACGGTTCATGACTATGAACAATTAATTAGAAACATGCCTTCTGAGTTCGGTGCACCAGCAAAGGTTGCTATTACTGAAAATGATAATAAAATAAACATTCAAATATTATCATACGATTCATCAGGAAAATTAAGCCCAGTAGTATCAAATACACTAAAAAACAATATTGCCGAATATCTATCAAATTACAGAATGGTTAATGATTATATTTCAGTACAAACCGCAGAAGTAATTGATTTAGGTTTTGACGTTTCAGTTGTATTAGATGCAACACAAAACCAAGGTGTTGTTATTTCAAATATTATTGACAGAGTATCGGCGTATATGTCACCTATAGATAGAACTTTAGGTCAAAACGTTTATTTATCTGAATTAAATAGAATTATTCAAAGTGAAAACGGTGTTATTACCGTTTCAAACATTTCAGTATTTAATAAAGTTGGTGGTCAGTATAGTTCGGCTCAGACATCAATGCCGTATTCAAATTCAACAACAAGACAAATACAACCTGTTGACGAAACTTTATTTGCTCAGCCAAACCAAGTTTATCAAATAAGGTTCCCGGAGAAGGACATTATTGTTAGAGTTAAAAATTTCCAGAGTGTATCTTACTCTTGATAATTTATTTTTAAGAATACCTACCTATTTTTATTTATAAAAAAATACATTAAGTATTTATCAATTAAAGAAAAGGTATGCCTCAATCATATAGATTAAGAACACAATTAGGTGTTGACCAACAAATACAAGTACAATTAGACCAAGACTTTGACTTTCTTGAATTGTTGTCGTTAAAGATAACACAATCAGATGTTTATAGTAGGCTTTGTTCTGATTATGGTGTTATTGTTGGTAGAGTTATTGCTAATGGTGGTTATGGAGTACCAAATGTAAAAGTCTCTGTATTTGTACCATTAGATGAGGCGGACGAATTAAATCCTGTAATATCAACATTATACCCATATAAACAACCAACTGATTTAAATGAGGATGGATATAGGTATAATCTTTTGCCCTACCAACCACAATATGATGGACATACACCAACAGGGACATTTCCAAGTATTACTGATGTTTTAGATAATCAAACGGTTATTGAAGTTTATGAAAAATATTACAAGTATACTGTAAAAACAAATGACAGTGGTGACTATATGATTTTTGGTGTTCCAACAGGAAACCAAATAGTTGTGTTAGATATGGATTTATCCGATATCGGTCCATTTTCATTTTCACCACAAGATTTAATTAGAATTGGTAAAGCAACAGAACAACAAATTAATGGTGCTACTTTTAAATCCTCAACCAATTTAAATGAATTACCTCAGATTGTTAATATTAATACACCAATAAATGTAAATCCATTTTGGGGTGATGAAGACTTTTGTCAGGCAAGAATTGAAAGATTAGATTTTGACCTAAGGGAGTTGGGATATGAATTTACACCAACTGCAGTCTTTATGGGGTCAATTTTCAGTACACCTGATGAGGATAGGTTAAGAACTAATTGTAAACCCAAGGACAACATGGGTAATCTTTGTTCGTTAACAACAGGACCGGGTAGTATATTAGCAATTAGACAAACCATTCAAAGTGATGTTGATGGTAGACCAGTTCTTGAAGAGTATAGTTTAGAGAATAACGGTAAAATAATTGATGACAATGGTACTTGGATGGCAGACGTACCAATGAATTTAGATTATGTTGTTACCAATGAGTTTGGAGAACAAATCATTTCAAATGACCCGTCTATTGGTATACCAACCAAAGGTAAATATAGATTTAAAGTTAAATGGGACCAACCTGGCGATTTGCAAGAACAAGTTAAAAGGGCGTATTTCTTAGTTCCAAATATTAAAGAACATTGGGCAAACTCATTAACAGACCCATCGTATGATGCAACTGAAGATTATGTGTTTACATGTTCTGCTCAGGAAAGTAAAGGTAAGTACACATTTCCCGTTGGACAAAATATATATGTAAAAACATTTGCAAAGGCAACCTCAATAACAATTAGTAACCAACAAAATATTAAATTAACAAATATTGGTGGTATACAAGTTCCAACAATTAATGTTTTTACAGGAACAAGTGCGGGTGTCTTTACATTAGTATCACAAAACCAATTACCATATACTGTTGATGTTAAAGATAACGAAAAGATTAGAATTGAAATTGTTAGAAAAAATGCTAGTCAGAGTGCCAAGGTTAGTTATGTTGAAACAAAAATTAACGGAACTGAGGATAGTTCTGTTATATCCACAAATAATCTAAGTGGTAAGTTAGTTTTAAAGAATAAATTAAATGTTGAGTCTTTTGAGGTTTATATAAATAATGTTTTATATACAGGAGACAATGAAGAAGTTTCAGTTTTAAACGGACAGACAGTTAAAATTGTTTCTAAAGGGATTGAGAAAGATAGTTTATCAAGACTTACTTATGAGTTTCAAACAATAGCATTTGCCGCGTTACAAGAATCATACGCATTTAGTTTAAATTGGAATGACTATTATGATATTCAAGATGCTATAGATTGTAAGGATACCTTTTACGAGATGAGATATAATAAAGTTTATTCTGTTTCATCTCTAATTGACAATTATCAAAAGGGAACTGATTTTGGAGGAATAAATATTTTGAGTACATACTTCAATAGAGGTAGATTTATTGGAATTAAAGAAATTGATTCAAGAGAGTGTGATGATACGGTAAATAAATTTCCTGTCAATGACGGGGTTCAGAACTTTGATTTATTGTATTTTGTGGTATCCATATTATTACAACTTTTACAAGTTACAGGTTCAATATTATTATTTTCATACCATATTTTGGCATTTTTGTGGAATAATTTTGCAATACCATTAGTTATTGCATTAATTGCTTATACAGGATATCAAGCGTTTGTAGATATTAAAGCTGGAATTGCAGCGATTTCATCATCAGCTGGTGGTGGTTTTGCAAACTTTATAATGTCGGTACCATTTTTCTTAAGTGCTGCGGGAAATATTGCCACAGGTACTGTATTAAGTGTTATTTTATTTAGACTTAGAAATCAAAAAATACCACCAATAAAACTACCAATGATGACATACCCAAATTGCGAGGCGTGTGATTGTGGAGATAGTTCTGCTGACGGTGGTCAAGTTATTTCATTGGGTGCTACTTGTTTGGTACAAACACAAATACCTAATTTTGAATTAGGTGATTTCCCTCCTGATTTAATTGATGGCCAATATCCTGATGACGGTGATGATTATGATACTGAAAATGGTATTCTAAAATTAGTGACATCACAAGCATTAGTTGGTATGGTAGGTATTAAACAAAAAGAAAGAATTCCGGGTTATTTTAGAGTTGGTGCGTTCGGTGCATTTGGTTTACAATTACCATTATCTGAAAGATTTAATAAGTTTAATTTTAAGTCAACTTATTATACCAATACATATACCACACCATCTAATCAAATGAAAGTAACTATTGAACCAAATTTAAATAGTGATTTTTATTTAGACCATTCATTAACTATTGTTACTAATGATGGTTGTGGATATTCACCAGGTGATTTAATAACATTTGTTGGATTTAACAATTCAAAAGACCCAAACCCATTTAGTGGTGAAACTAATTTTGCGGGAACATTATCAATTACAGGTACATCATTAACACCAAACATTATTAATGTAACATATGCTAATGATAAAAACTATAATAACAATATTACAAAACAGTTCAACCTCCCCACAGGTCCAACATCACCATATAGTGCGATAACAAGGACACAAATTGTTGGAACAGGACTTTCAGCAACCACTTATAGTTACCCTGCGGATGTTGAATATTTCCAAGTTGTTGATGTTTTAACTGTTGGTGAAATTAGACAACAATTCTGTGGTTCGGGTATTCCATATAGTATTTCAGAGATTTTACAGTCTCAGATGACTGTTGGATATTATAGAAAAGGTAATAATAAACCATTAGATTCTAATGATAAAATTGGTCAAATTAATTTCTCATATGGTACGGTTCCAGATGGTTCAGGAGGAGTTCAACCCGCGCCAAATAACATACAGACACAACCAACATTATTTGATGGTTTTGATGATTATCAAGTGGTTATTCTTCAAAGGGGAGTAGACCCGTATTCACCAGTATTTGATATTCAATATGACGTAAGTTCAATTTATGGGGCAACTAGCGGTAGTAGAATTGTAAGAGGTGGTTATAGAATCAACCAACCAATTTTAAATCTCAATGGCAACGGACCATTAACTATTAAACACAATAGCCTTTCAACAAACATTAGTACCGATAGAGGTATTAGTCTATTTAATACGTCAAACTTTTTCCAACCCGGAAGCCAATTTACAGGTTTTACAACAAACGCTCATAGGTATTATTCATCGTTAGATTCTACAAACCTATCATTTAAACCTTTTAATCCTGGATTAAATTTAGGAAGTTCTATTATTAATAATTCAAATAAGTTAAGTAGTAACACTTCTGTTAATCTATACTATAGCGGAGGTTTTAGTGCTAATAGCAATAGACATAGATATTATTCTAGTTCTGCTGATATTATAGATGGTGGTTCATATATGTTTGTTGATGAGGACTATAAGTATGATGGAAAAACACCTGGTGATTTTGAGGATGAGGCGGATGAAGAAATGTACTTCAGTCCTATGTATAATGAAAACACCGATATTGATTTTGATGTAATAGGAAAAAATAATATAATTATGAGGTCAGATAGAATGCCAACTTCTGACGTATTACAAGTTAATGGTGGTAACTCATATCAATTACATCAAAACCAAAACTTTGCAATTTATAACTTGAGTAATCCATCCGCAGGTGCTAGTGCATCAGGTTTTGGTACAGGGGCTAGTCAGGGTAATATTAATGAAGATGGTAATTTCTTATCAGGAGTTTCACAATCTTTTGAATGTAGAGATATGGTATCACTTAATTGTTATCAATATGTCAATGATGGTTTGACTGTTATTGATAACTGTGACGGTGGTTCGGTTGACGGTGGATGTTATGTATTTGTAAGAAATCCTATAACTGATTTAGGTAAAGATATTAAATATTTTAGTGAATGGGGATACAGATTTAAATTTTTCTATGGATTATGTAGAGGAGTATTATCACAAACATTTTCAAACAATTGGGTAAACGGTACATTATATGCATTTCCATTTCAGTTAAATGTTTATTATAGTGGTATAAATGCAACAAACGCAAATGTTGCTCAAAGAGTTTATTGTAAAGACAATATTGTTTTACATAGTGAGTCTAATAATTTTTATTATAGAAGTTCACCATATAATGATAATAGTAATAAGTTTATTGGAGCATCTGTAGATAATAGTTATGACCCACTAAATCAATCTCAATTATTATACCCAACAACGATTATTGATTTGGGTCCTAGAAGTTCATTTATTAGAGATTTGGTTTTAAATCCGGAATATGATGGGTATAACATGACAAACATACCATCAACAAGTTATGGTGATACATCAGATTTAGTTAATTTCTTTACATATACAAGAATAACCAATCCTGAAATTCTTAAAAAAATAATTAAGATTAGAAACTCTGGAGTCAAAATTTTATTTGATAATAGAAAAAATGGTAATAAAGAATTGGGTAGAGTTGATGGTGATTTAGCACAAATGATGTCAATTAATTCTGAGATTGGTGTTATAAAATATAATAGTCAATTCTATCAATCTACTGGTAGTGCGAATCAACCTGTAATTTATAATAATGCTAATGGTGTTTTTGGTGTGTTCTTTTCATCAACAACAATTGATTTACAAGTTAAAGATTATATAACACCTGGAAAAACAAACTTTAGAGGTTCTAATGGATTATTATTAGCGGAAAATCAATTTACCATTAACTCACAGGTTGTACCATTTTATCAATGGGGTTTAAAATCAGGAAATACGATATTTGGTAAACCCGAGAATAATTGGGAAACAAATAGAGTTGATATACTACAAAATATAAAGTATCAAGGATTAAATAGAGACAATGTTCCGTATTTCCAAGGAGAAACACAATCAACTCTTCCCTATCCTAAAAATGATTTATATGAAAGAGGTTATTTATTTAATTATAAAAATAATAGTTATGAACCAGATGTGTTCCCAAATATGAGTACTAAATTTTTGGTGGGAGCACCATTCCATTTTTATTTTGGAATAGTAAAAGGTTCAAGTGCTATGGATAGATTTGTTAAGAAATATGTCAGATAAAAACGATTCAATAAAAGTTATTAAAGGTGTTGATAGATATAAATCGGCATCAAGTGTTGATTATAATATTAACACAGAACTTACGCAATCGCAAAATCAATATACCGATAGTGATAGGACTATTTCTTTAAATTTGGCACAAGTTTTTGATGACGAAAGACAATCATCTTCAATATTCCGACCAACATTTAAAATCCAATATTTTTATCATAATTCTTATACAGGTTATAGTGAATATTCAGTATTTAAAGATTCGTTAGGTTATGTTAATGCGTTAACAAGTCTTGAAAATAATGTTGGTTTTTGGTACGGATACCCACAGTATGTAGAGTTTGATTTTTTCAGAAAAGATGTAAATAATCCACAAGTAAACTTTGTATCTAAAAGTGCAACATCATACAATTGGACATATTATTTCTCATACCCATATTCCAATGATTCATCAGTTCAAATGTCATATACCGACCCAAGTGGTGTCAATCAAAATATTTGGAATAGTGGTGACGGTATTCCATTTGAAATTACTAATGGTAGTGACAACGGATTTAATATTATATCATTTAATTGTCCTGTCAAACACGGTCTGAATATTAGTGAATACGTTCAGCTTAACTTATCTTATAATGGTAATAACCTATTTCAAGTTTATTCTCTAGGTAACGGTTCTGATGGTAGTTCTGAATATGTATTTAACATCGCCAATGTTGGATATACAGGTGGTACATTTGGAAATGGAGTAACGGGAATATTCAAACGAATTGTTAATATTCAAAATTCAGGCGAAACTACATCAAAATATTATGTAAGACTTCATAAAATCATCACTAATGTTGATGAAATGGCGTTAACAAAAACAGGATTTGAACAAGGACCGTTTTCTGATAGAAGGACCTATCAGTATTCAGCTCTTACACCAAACAATCAGGCAAGAATTAGTCAAAGACAAAGTAATAATGTATATAATTTAACTTGTGAGAGAGATATTAATATTAACGGATTGGTTGATGGTAATAAAAAACCAATTAGTCAGATGTATCTGACATTTGTTAATAAGGGGTATTACGGTTGGTTTAATAGATTTGGACTTAAAAAGGGTTGGGCATTCAATATAACACCAACAACAAACGAGTGGTGGAATTATTCCAATGTTTTAAGTAATGAGAATATATCAACATCTAATTATATTAAAACGCAAAATGGTGTTGATTATACTTTTTATTATATGAACAACTTAGTTTCTGGTGATACTATATATGGAGATTGGTGTGAATATAACGAGTTTAATCAGACTGAAAGAGTAATATCAAATTATTATCATAAAATGACATTTAATGGTAATGTATTTAATATAAACGCAACAAACGCAGCAAATCCTGATGGATATTATTATCAAGTACATTTCCCAATGCAAATAAGAGAATATTCAGAATATGTGGAAGAGGGGAGCACACAAGACGTGATTGGTGTACCAACGTATGCGACGTATTCGGAAAATAAAAAAGTTTGGAGATGGAAGGATTTATATACTTATGGTTTTGTTGACGATAAAAATAGAGGAGTTGATTATCCATTTATAAATGATGCTCATTATCCATATAAAAATGTATTCTTTAGACTAATACCCGAAGGTGCATTATTAAGTGGACTAAACTATACATTAATAACACAACCAATCATAGATGAGTGTGAATAATATTAGAATAGTAGACATTAATGCAACTTACGAGTTGAATATCCCACTTGAGGAGTGTTGGGATTTTAATGGTATTGAGCAAGGTTATCAGGAATATGAGCAAAGTGTTTTAGAAGAAATTTTAAACACAAGTGATTTTGAAACTACAAGGTTTGAACATCAAGAATATAATAATAATTTAAGTTCATCCATTAATTATGTTTTTGAATTTTTTAATACAGGAAACACAACCTATGAAAATTCATATTTGGCCAAATATTCCGCCGAACAGG